TTAAATAAAGTATTTTGTTCTAATTCATTAAATGTAATCAGTGTTTGCATATCACTGTTTTCACTTTCATTTAATTTTTTTCTAGGTGTGTTATTAAATTCAAAAACTAATAACTCTGCTTTTTCACCAATAAGAGACTTAATTACATTTCTGTCTGTTTCAATTGGTTTATCAAATATTTCATTTCCATAAACACTATGCATTAACCCAGCATAGCAAACGTGTTCAGGAGCTTCTACTTTTTTTAACAAAGAATATACACCTACCAAATGATCAAAAAATGATTTATTGTTATGTTGCATACTTTGTGTATTTTTATCTGTTAAATATTTTATGCAAGCGTGATAATTCATTAAAAAACTTTTATGTTAAAGGCTAAAGATATTCTCTCTTTTTTTGATTCTGTTACTCTATGATAAGTTTTACCATCAAACAAAAGTATTTGACCTTTTTTTGGTTTTAAAGATTGTCTAATATCGTTAACATTGTAATTTGTAAAAACCAAAAATTCAATGTCTGAATTTTCTTCGCTTAAATATAAAACTCCTGAAACACAATCACCATGGATGTGTGGTTCTTGATAACCATTTTCTTGTAAAATATTAATCCATGAATCAAATATAGCAAAGGGTTTACTTTTTTTAAAGTGTTCATATAAATGTAATCGTACAATTTTTTCAATTTCTTCTCTTAAATATTTAAACTCTTCAACATCGTACAATATGTTTTTTGTAATACCTAAAGAAGTTTTAACATTACAAGTCCAACTTCTGTCTAGAAAATGTTGTTTATTATTTTCTATATAAATACGCACTGTTTCTAAAAGATGAGGGCTCTCAACTTCTGCTATATGAACAGATACTTTCTGTATTATAATTTCTTGTATCACTTTATTAAATTCTGTTTATCATTTATTTGTCAAGAAAACAATTTCAAAAAATACTGTTGCCAACATTAAAAATATGCTTACATTAGGTTCTCACCAAAATTAACAATCACAGGAGATAAATATGAGCGAACAAGACTATTTAAAAGCTATTGCTGTCCTTGCTGACAAGGTGAGCAAATACCATGAAAGACTATTGGCTATGGAAAGAGATTTTGAACGTCACATGAAAGACGCAGCTAATCACTGCCCAGATGATTGTGATTGTAAAAAATCTTAAGACTTTGGAGTCTGACCCAACATATCTTTTAATGATGGAGCAAATACTTTTACATCTCGCTTTATTTTTTCAGCAGTTGTAGAAGTGTTTGGATCATCTATGTCAGCTTGCATAGCCTCTTCAGATTCATATTCTTGACCAGTATCTATATTTGTAATAGTAGTTTCTGTTTTGACATTATACTTAGGCACAGTTCTTCCGTCCTCTAATGTAATAGTACCTATTTGTTCGGCATTTTTAATTATCGGCATTTTCTCTCCAATTTATATTAAAACTTAAAATAACTCTGTCCTCATCAGAATTATTTGTTTTAACTTCATGTTGTAACCATGACGGAAAAAAAATCAATGAATTTTCTTTTGGTTCCCAAGTAACGCTATGTGCTAAGTGCACAGAAGCGTCTTTTTTCTTAGGTGGTGATAATACCTCTGCCTGTGGTTTAGGCTCTAAAAACACTAAACTTCCACTATTTTTAGGCACTTTTAGGTAATATACTCCTGATAAATAACTGTAAGGATGCGTATGAACATTGTTTCTAGACCCTGGCTGATTAATCATACCCCATAAACCTGTTATTTCAGGGACAAATTTATCCTCAACATCTAAATGATTAAAACATTCTTTAGCCTTGTAAAGTATGTCACCAACTGTGCTTCTAAATTCTTCATCTTTGTAAAGCTCGTCATTGCTGTGCCAACCTCCGACATTAGATCTTGGCATACCTTTTGCGTCTTTAGCTTTAATCTCATAAAGTCTATCTATCAAATGACCGTGGCCCTTGATATCTGTAATTATGACAGGTGTTATAAATAGTGATTGTAAATCCATAATATTCCTTTCTAAAGTTGACCTTTTGTAACCTCCATAAAGCTTACGATTATGTGCACTTGATTAGCAGCATTGGCTTGTGCTTTTAAAACATCAGATTCTTGTAGCACAAGAGGTTGAGATAATAATTCTGTAGTAGTGTTTGTAGCAACACTTTTAGCTTTGAATAATTCAAATGTTGCAGATGATCTTAACACTTCTAAATCAACTAATGTTGTACTTCCTGAATCATTACAAATTAAAATAGATTTTACTACGTCGGTTGTAGGAGGCACTGGTGGTGTAGCACCTGGATCAGCTGTAGGCACTGTTACTATTGTTGTTAAATCTGTTGATGTAATATCAACCATTGCACTTTTAAATGTATTAGCCAAGGAAAAATGTCTCCGATTCTGTTTCTTCTTTCAAGTCTTGTTGAAAGTTTGTGTTAAGTAAAAAAACTATTTGCTCTAATAATCTTATCATTTGATCAAACTGACTAGCATCATATTCTTCTGTAGCATTTGGTAATCTAGTTATGTTTATTTTAGCCATTATCTTCTACCGTCAGGTCTTATTTCTAATTTTTGTGAGCCAAGTCTCCATGATGTATCATCAACTGTATTAGTTGTATATCGTATTTTTACAGCTCTGCCTCTACCTCGTACACTTATTTTTTCAGTTGTGCTAGTTATAGAACCAGTTGTTTGCACGTTAGAAGCTGACTGAGGATATTGTTCTAGTGTCAGTCTTGCAGTCATAGTATTTGCTAGGTTGTCAAAATCAGGAACTAGTTTATTTACAGACATTAATTGATCACCGTCAGCTATTTCAACAGACCCTGTTTCTAAAAACGCCGTAATTGCTGTGCCGTCCGCTTGATTGTTACCAGACTCATGTTCAAATATAGAAGAAGCTCCTGCTGTTAATCCTAATATGCTTGTAGCGTTTGCAGTTGCAGAGGAACTATATTCTGTTGCTATTGGTTTTTCATAAACATAAGCACCAAGCCATGTTGTTCTTGCTAGATTAATTGTGTACCAAGTGCCCTCTAAATAGTTGTAAGCAACAGCTCTATCTATTTGTGTAGCATTAGCNGAGGGGTAATACCAAATAATTTCGTTNAAAGCTGTATTTAAACCAACTGCAATGTCATTTTTGTTTGTGTAACTCAAATCATCAAATACATAATCTTGAACAGAGCAAGGCATTTTTTTAACAACACCATCAAAAAGATAAAAGGCATTATCAGACATCCAATAAGCAACACCATTAACCTCTATAGCTGCATGTTGAGCTATCAAACCAGCATTAGCTCCAAGTTGTCTAAGACCAAAAGTAAAAGGTGTGCCGACAAACTGTATGCCGTGTAAAGATGTGTCAGTCAAAACTAATATTTGACCTGTTGATTTTACAGCACCAACTATTCTAGAACCGTCTGTAATTCTTAAAGAACCTGCTTCGTTTGTAGCAACAGGTGTGTAGTCTGTTGCATCTTCTCTATCTGAAAATCTAAATAACAAATCATCTTGTGTGGCTATATCTCCAATAGTAGTTTCTGTTCCAAATATTAATAAATGTCTTGTATCTGTTGAAACAATACTAAATCTAGAAGCAGTGGGAGCATTTGACAAAGCTGTAGCTCTTGCAGCTAAGCCTCCAGATGTATCCCATATAAACGTGCCACCATTNAATACAGTTGCTATTAAGTCTTCACCAAAATTATCTAGTGACCAGTTTCTACCCTCGACAACGACATTAGATGAAGATCTAGGAGTATCCCATGTGCTAGCACCCCATGTTTCAGTTCCCCATCCATAACCATATGTTGAAGATGCAGGTCCAGGATTTATTTGATAAGTAGCAGTAACGGACCCACCTCCGCCTGAAGTTGAGCCTGTTGCATTTGTGCCAGCATTTATTGTAAAACTATTACCATCCGGCACAGTCAATATTTCAAATTCATTATTAAAATCTATACCATCAACTACATTTGATGAAGAGCCGTCGTCAAACGTAACAAAAGCACCGACTTCAGCATTGTGTCCAGTATCTGCAACAGTGACAGTAGATTGTCCACTTTGAGTAGTAAAAGGGTTTGTAAGTGCTTGTGTTTCTCTTAATGGAGTAATATCATAAACTTTACCCTCAGAATAAATATATAGTTTTCTATCGGTGCCTAAAGCCAAGTATCTTGTGCCATCTAAGCCTATCCAAGAATGTGTATCTCTAACAGCACCAACCACCGTTACGTTTGGATTAGGCAAATTTTGCCAACCTCCCCATCTTTCTGGTTTTCCGTAGTGAAATCTTACAAAATCTGAGTCAACATATTTACGCTCATCTCCAGCAGAATATGCTGTATCTTGCTTGTCGATGCCTGGACGAAACTTTAAGTCAACTAATTTCATGATTGGAGATTTTAACTTATTTTTCTGGTTCAAACCAGATAATTATTGAAAATCTAGGAGAATTGCCCTCAGCCGCATATAATAAAGGTGAGTGAAAACAACCATCAGGATTAAAAATCAACGCATGATTTGGATAGAAAC